GCTTTTAATACTATCTGGTGCGCGGGTCTCCATGCAACAATTGGTGCTATAGTATCATCAAAAGATTGTATAAAATATCTCTTCAAAAAGACAGGTCCAGGCTTTATTATTTCTCCTGTATGATGATTTACTATTGTAACAAAATTATCATATTCTTCAACTTCTCGCATATGTAAACCCAAATATTTAGAACAGAAAGCAGCAAATTTATGATGCGTCATGCTATCTAATCCTGGCGGCCATGCATTAACGTGATCATCTCCATATGAAACCATACATAAATTACCTACTATAAAACTATCATAGATATAATGCGCGTCTTGTAAGTTAGTCGACATTTCATATGCTATATACATGCAATAAGCGAAATTCATTATCCAAGTATCACCGTTAGATGTCTCATATCCACCAGAATACATTGTACCAATCAATATGCGCCAAAATCCTCTAGGAAAAACTGTAACTTTGACTGTAATATTAGCGCACATTTCTTCAAGTATTCTTTCTTGTATCATACGCTGTTCTGGTGTCATTGCTTCAAAATTAATATAGTAGAGCTGTACAGCAGAATATAACATCAATAACCAATCTCTAATATGTTTATCCATCTTAAGTACATCTGCTTTAGACCATCTGAATCCTTTTTTATCATAATTTAAATGTTTAGCTAACTGATAAGCACCTCCATACAACCACGTTTGTCCTATTCGTGTACGTCCTCTTTCTTTTTTTTGACGATTACCTGATCCCATTCGAGCAAGTACTACCTGCTCAAATGATGGAAGGAAAAAAGCTCGACATTTTTCACATAATTTGTCCAAACTTCTCTCTCCCTTGCACCATCCTTCAAAAAACTGTCCTTTATATCGTACTACGCAGTTGCAATCAAATTGTACTCGTTCTCCGCGGGCTGTTCTTACCAACCATTTATGTATATAGTTCATAGTAGCGTGAGCATGCTCAAATTTCTTTCCTGTTTTTTTGATAACTCCATACGGAGTCGAGCCTGATTCACACTGCACTATTCCTACGGAAGAATTCATCTTGCCTAAAGATGAACGTATTAATTCATCATCATAAAATGGTGTTTCACTATTTTTATATCTTTTAAGATCCATCATAGAAATAAGTAATTTAAAAGCTTTTGGAACTAATAACTGAACTAACGAAAATTCTGGTCCTCGTTCAATATTATTAACATTAAACTCTTCAAATAACCCCATATTCTTACTATCTGTCATATTATCTGTTGAATACGCTATTTGCTCTCTGCCTCGCCATCTAGC